GAAAATAGACATTATCAGTAGCATTATCGGCCCGTAGTCAGAGGTGGCTAGTGGTCATAGTTGCACTGGCGTCTAATCTTTTCGCTATGCTTAATTGAGTGTTTACCGGGCGGGCTCTAGCGGGTCTTGTGGTAGTGCTGGCATAGAGCGTGGATAGTGCATCACCCATGGAGCGCAGGCCGGCGAGCGCTCGAGAGCTGGGGGGTGGGGGCGGGTCGTCCGTGCGGGCGCCGCGGGTGCCGGGGTGGGGGTGCCGTACCCCGGGTAGGGGTCCCATGGAGAGCCGGAGTCCCGTTCCTCGCGAGACTCCCCGCGCGGGGTGGTCTTTGTATGTGTGAGAGGGGTAGGCGATGAAGCGTAGCGTCGAGGAGCAGTTTGAGAAAATCGCGGAAGATGTAGGCCGGCGATGTTCGTCTGTCGGCTGTTCGCTGTCCGAATATGTGGAAGGCATCGATTTAGTAATCGAGGAGTTGAAGAGCCGGAAGCAGTGCGCAGAGGAAGAGCTTAAAGCGGAGTAGGGGGTTCCCTAGTGGTCGCGACGATTGAGCCGGAGTCCCGTCCAGAGTGGCGTTTCCGCGAGCTGGGCGTTTACCCGCTGCCCGTCCATCGGCCGTTCGTCTACCATTGCGGATCTTGCGGAAAAACGGTCCGGTCGTCGGGGCTGGTGTTGCGGTTTAAGACGTGCCTTCCGTGCCGTATTGAGCGGATGCCGAAGACGTCGGAGATGGTCCGTAAATTACGCGCGGGGGTTCCCTACGCTCCCGCCGGCGTTGGTGAATAGAGAGGGGTTGAATAAGTGACGTTTTCCGAGTTTGTAACTGAAGCGCTGGCGGTGGATCCGGCGGATTCGGTGCATGTGCAGGTTGGCTATTGGCGCCATGGGGCTGAAGGCGCGCCGGGAACGCAAAACGCGATTCAGTTTCAAATATGGAGCGGCAATCGTCATCAGCATTTCGCCGCGAAGACGCCGGAAATAGCGCTGGAGTTGTTCCGATCGGCCGCGCATCCTGCACCGGCGGGCCTGGAGAGTGTCGGCGAGCTGGTGGTCGCGTCGAGGGTTCCCTGTGCTCCCGCCGGCGCAGGTGAGTAGAGAGGATTAGAGGATGCTGACGGCGTTTTACGTGCTGGGGTACTTCGTCGTGGCGGTGGTGGCGCTGTACCAGTCGCGCGCCTACTTGCGGCGGAATCCGGACGCGGTATTCGATGCCGCGATGTTGACGGCTCTTTCGGTGCTGTGGCCGTTCGGTATCGTGGCGCTGGTGTTGCTCCGGTTAATACTCTGGGTGAACGACGAGGAGCTTTAGACGTGGATACTTGCAGTCGAAGCGGTTGCGGCGCTCCGGCGTTGCTCAAGGTGGAGTTGCAGGCGCGAGGGCTGAAATTCACGGCGCCGATCTGTGGGGGTTGTAAAAAAGCGCTGGAGTCCAGGCCGAAAACCGCGAGGGTGGATGATAGCCTATTTGGTCGAGTGTTCGGCCCGAAGGGGAACGGTTAAGGCGTGGCAGATACGACGGAAGGCGGCTGGATCGGCGTTGACTTCGACAGTACGCTCGCCGAATATCACGGCTGGAATGAAGGCGTTTTGGGGCCACCGGTGCCGGCGATGCTGGAGCGGGTGAAGGCGTGGCTGGCGCAGGGAATCGAGGTCCGGATTCTGACCGCGCGCGTCTCCTGTGCTCGGGATTACCCATGGTTAGTCGATGAACAGCGCCGCTTAATCGAGGCGTGGTGCCTGGAGCACCTGGGGCGCGAGCTCGTGGTCACTTGCGAGAAGGATTTCCGCATGCGTGAGCTGTGGGACGATCGCGCGGTACGGGTGGAAGTGAATACCGGCCGGCGCATTTGTTAGCGAGGGTTCCCTAGATGGATTACCGGGTGAATTCGATAGTAGCGGATCTGGAAGGCGAGGGGCATAACCCGGGCACTCCTACCATTCGGGTAAGAATGCAGGGGTGCGTTCAGGCGTGCAAGTTGCGCGCTGTCTGTGACCAGGGCGAGGCGTTGTCGGTGGCTGGCGGTACGTCGATGACGCTCGATGAGATCGTGTCGGCGGTGCTCGCGTTTGACGCGGGGCGCGCGTATCCTTATGGGTGGGTGTCCATTTCCGGGGGCGAGCCAACGGAGCAGAATATCGAGCCGATCGCCTGGAAGTTGCAGGGGCTCGGGAAGCGGGTTCGGCTGGAGACGAGCGGGTTGGCGCGCCGAGTTGAAGGTCCGTGGGACTATATCCGGGTATCGCCGAAAGAGCCGCGACCGTTGCGGACTAAACAGGATTGGGGCCTGGAGTTGTCGGTAGTCTATACCGGCGCCGAGGATCTCCGCGCGTGGGAAGAGTTCGGCGCATTTGCCATGCGGACACTGCAACCGCTTTGGCGTCCGGACGGAAGCAGTAATCTCGCGGAATGCGTGCAGATTTGCCATGCGCGTCCGATCTGGCAGCTATCGGTACAAACACACAAGCTGTTAGGGTTGAAATGACGGTTTTAATGGGCGAGGTCACGGACGGCAGTATGTGGATTCCGGCCATGCGGGAAATGGGCTGGGGGCGCATGTTCGTAACCAAACGCCCAACCCCGATGAGTGGTGAACCGTGGGGGTTTGATAACGGGGCGTATAGCGCCTGGAAGCATAACGAGAATTGGGACGTTGCACTCTACCGGAAGCGGTTAGCCGTGGCTTACGAGGTGGCATTGCCGCCTTATCTGGCGGTGCTTCCGGATCTGCCCACCTGCGGCCGGGAAAGTCTGAATTTTTCGCTATATTGGCTCCATTCCGGGGCGCTTCCGGTGGAATGGCCATGGTATCTGGCGATACAGGACGGCATGGATCCCGCGGACGTGGAAGAGCATATCGAGGGCGTGGACGGGCTCTTCCTGGGGGGAAGTACTGTATTCAAGAACTCCGCGCCGGAGTGGGCAGAACTCGCGCACCGGCATGGGAAGCGGTTCCATTACGCGCGTTCCAGTTCAGGCCGATCATGTCGCTTCGCTTACGAGTCCGGCGCAGATTCTTGCGATACCGCGAACATCTTGCGGAGCAAGGATAACTTTCGAGTGTTTCGTAATGTTTGGGGGCAACTCATGGCGCAGAGGGAGTTAAGGCTATGAAAGCGGTGGTGTTGCTTTCCGGTGGGCTCGATAGCGCCGTGCTGTTGGCGTGGGCGGCGAGTAGATGCGAAAAGGTGTATGCGCTCACCTTCAATTACGGGCAACGTCACGCGGCGCGCGAGATCGACGCGGCCCGCGCGCTCGCGAAGCAATACGGGGCAACGTGGATCTCGAAGCGTCTCCCGTTTATGCGGGAGTTCGGTTCCACGCTGCTGTATATGCCGAGGAACGACGTGCCCATGGCGGCGCTTTCCGGGGCTGACACGATTGTTGATTTCCGCAACGGGATTTTCATCGCGATCGCGACCGGGTACGCGTCCACGTATCAAGCCGATTGGGTGTATCTGGGGAGTCACGGCGGGGATCGCGACGTCTATCCGGACTGCCGGCCGGCGTTTACGGATCACATGGACCGCGCGGCGCAGGCGGGGACCGTTTCCGGGGTGAGAGTCGCGGCTCCGTTCGATCTCTGGCCTAAATCCGAGGTGGTGGAGCTGGGCCGGACGCTGGGGGTAAGGTTCGAAGATACCTGGAGCTGCTATGAAGGCGGCGTCGAGCCGTGCGAACAGTGCGGGGCCTGCGTGGGTCGAGAGCAAGCACTAGCGAGGGTTCCCTAGATGCTTCCGGAAGTGGGCGGGCTTTACGTGCATTTTAAGGGCGGCGTTTACGAGGTATTGCACGTCGCGAAGTGCGCGGAAACTTCGGCGCTGGTGATCGTTTACCGGAGCTTCGATACGCAAGAGGTCTACGTGCGGGATTTCGAGGACTGGAAGCGCCCCTCGATGCTTACCGGTGAGCCGGTGGAGCGTTACAAACGACTGAAGGGTTGACGATGAAGTTTAAGAATCTGGCTGAACTGAAGGCGGCAATCGATACCGGCGACGTGCAGGCCGCGGACGTGCTGGTTTTGATTGATAACGACTGTACGCCGGTTTATGCGTTCGATCACGCGGAAGACGCGATCGGAGCGCATATTTACACCGGGCCGGATCCGGAAACGTTGCTCGGGCAGGCGTTGGACTTGCTCGGTATTCCGTGGGAAGAGGCGTGATGCATCTATTTAGAGTGACGAGTGAGCACCGGATCGAGCCCGGGTATCATCTGGCGCCGCAGGAAAGCCTCGAGGAAGGGCGCCGGATCGCGCAGGCGTGCCGTCGCGGGGAAACCCTGGAGCTCGTCGCGAGCTACGAGGGGGACGGGGACGAAAAGGCGCAGGTAGCCTGGGCGTTCGAGACGGCCGCGGCGGATCGGCGCTCCCTGGCCTTCCAGGCGGCGGCGCGGGGTCTCACGCGCTTAATCGTCGACGACATGCGCGCTCGGGGCACTCTTGCGGACCCTAGCGCGAAAAAAGCACCTAGCGGGCAAGGGTTCTCTGTCTGACTAGCCGAAAAGAGGTTTAAGGTGTTGTTGCTTGGCGATCAAGGAGAGGCTATGGAAGGTAACATGTTGGATCCGCGGGGGCGCGTGGTGACGTCGGAAGAGTTCTTGCACGCGCTGGAGCGGGAGAAGGCGGCAAGAGTGACGCCGGGGGTTGGAAAGCTCACCGCGGAGCGCGAAGCCATGACGCCGGCGGTCCGTTTGCTGCATGAAGTGGCCGACGAAGCCCGCGGGCTGGGTCCGGACGGGCTGAATATCCGTACGGAGATCGGCAAACGGCTGCTGGATCTCGAGGAAACGGCCCGGTACGAGCAGATTAATGCCCATGTGGGCCGGAAAGCGCCGTCCGGCGGCGTCCTGGGCTGGCTGGGGGCCTTTAGCGGCGTGGTCCTGGGCTCATTGCTCGTCGAGCTCGTCTATCGTTGGTTAGGGCGATGAGCGAGACTCAGGAAGCGCTCCCCGCGCTCACGCCGGCACAAAGGCGGCTCCTGGCGCTCCTGGCGCTCCTGGCGCCGGCAGGGCGGCATTTCGACTACGTCCACGCCGGCGAGGTCCGCGAGGGGACGTCTGACGAGAAGAAGATTTACGGCGCTCTCGGCGATTGGGTGGCGTGCGGGCACCGGCCGACGATCGAGGTCCTGGAGCGGCTCAAGTTGGTCGACCGCGCGCCGCATCCGTATTATGCGGCGCCGCGGTTTGGCGTCTGGACGCTGAACGACTACGGCCGGCGCGTGGTGGCGCGGCTGGAACTGGAAGAGGGGGCTTAACGTGGAAGTGAAGCTCTGTAACGTGGCGCTCCTGCGGGAGTTGTGTAGTCAGGCGAACGCCTTCGCGAATGCGAATTACGCGAAGAATCCGCTGGAAGCGGTCCTTTTCGCGCGGCTGGCGGTGGATCTCCATGCGGTGGAAAACCTCGTCCAGCTCGACGCTTACGCGAAGCTGACGAAAGGACTCATGGAGCGCCTGGAAGGGCTGGAACAACAGCTTGCCATGTTCCATCCGGCGCAAACGTGCGAGCGGTGCGGCGTTCAAGGTACCGACGAGATCCCCGTTAAGAAGTGGCCCGATGGGGTCTATTGCGACAACCGGGACGGGTGCGATTGGCGCAAGTCCCGGGCGGCGGGCGTTATTGTCCAGGCGGAAGCGCCGCCGCGCGCGTGCGAGCATTGCGGGCAACTGGAAACCGCGGGCTCGGTGAGCGAATACGGGGACGGTTCGCTTCTGTGCGAGGATTACTACGCCTGCGTTGAGCGCGCGGCGAAGGGACGGGAAGCGTCATGAGCGAGCTCGATTATTACTATTCCCGGATCCGGGTTGATTTCCGGGGTGGGCGCGGTTTTTACCCAGTGGCGTCTACAAACGCGGTGGATTACGTGCTCCGTATGGAGCAAAGGGGAGTAATCGTAATTGGCGCGTCCGCCATGTGTGCAGTGGTCGACATGGGCCCGGGGTATACGGAGCGATGAAAAAGCCGTACGATCCGACGAATCCGGAAGTGGGCGACGAATGCCCGAGCTGCGAGTCGGCGGCATTGCGCGCCGGCCATTTGATTGATGCGGAGCAGGTCGAAACGTTGAAAGGTAAGTCGGGACCGCGAAACCGGGCACTTGCGGATTGCGCGGTCGTTTATTGTGCTGATTGCTGGAGTTTCTGGACGGTGACGAACTGATGCGAGCCATTGAGATCGGAATTGCGCTCACTTACGTTGCCGGGTTCCTGGCGCTCTGCGCCTCGGGTCCGTGGCGGATCGCGCTAATCTGGCTTTCGGTGAGTGGCGCTTGGGTAGTCCTGGCGGTACTCTTCGGGACGGCGACAAACCGGGGCGGAAACGCTCCTTTAGATAGATCCAACGAAGCAAAAGAAGATGAAGGGGAGTGGGAAGAATGAGAGTTTGCCGTATGGGGACTCTGGCGCTCTTGGCGGCGGTGGTGGGAGTGCTAGCGTCCGGCTGCACTGAGTCTCGGCATTACGAGATGCGCGAGGCGCCGGTACCGCCCGGGGCTCGGGAGGTGCAGGAACTCGGGCACGGCTGGAAGTCCTTTCGGGTCCGCGTGCCGGGACAGTCTCAAGAGGTGGTGGGTATTTCGCAACCGGAGACGGTCCGTATCGTCGAGCGCGATCGGCAGGTTTACGCGCCGCCGGCTTCTCCGGTCTATGTCCCGAGTGGTCCCGCGGTGGTGGTGGATCACGCTCCGCCGGTGGTCGTCCATCGGTCGGCGCCTACGGTGATCGTGAACCGGGCGCCGCGGGTGGTGAACGTCTCGGCTCCGGTGATCGTGAACCGGCCGGCGCCGATCTGGCGCGCGGATCCCAAACCCGCGGCGTCTGGATCCTCGACGTTCCGCATGTCGACCGGTGGGGGGCGCCGCCGGTGAGCCGCAAATACCGCATTGAGATGTACGACGAGGAGCGGGAACGCCTGGAGCGGATTATTCGCGAGGAAGCGGAACGGCAGGAGCGCGAGGCGAAGATCCTGCGCGGCATGGCGAACCGGTATATGCAGCTCGAGCCGCTGCCGGAACGGGACGGTGAGCAGTGAGCACTCTGGAACGGGATCCGCTCTGCGGGGATATCAGCTCCAAGCAATCCGTTAACGCGCTGTTTGACGCCGGCAAGTTCGGCAACAAACTCCGGAGCTGGGGGACGTATGCCGAACTCCAGGCGGACGCTTACGCTGGACCGGTCATGATCCGTTACCGGAAGCCTGGAAGCCCGTTCTGCGTATCGCAAGTGCCAAAAGGCGAGGTTGCGGAGTGGGTCGATAACTTTGTCCGGTATGACGGCGCCGAGCGGGGCCTTTTCTCCTTCATTGAGTGCGGGCCCGATAGCGGGAATTACGTTGTCGGCGTGCGGACCTTTCAGGGGGAAGTACGGCGCTCGGAGTGCTATTACGATCTCACGTATAGCACGGTGGCGGCGCCCATGCGCGACGCGATGAAGCAGGAGCAGAAGTACGCGCAGGGGCTCGCGGCGGTCCAACTCTTGAAGGCGCATTTGAGCGCGTCGGATTGGGATTGGCTGCAAGAGCTCTTCGATCACTATCCGGACGGAATTATCGAGTTCTCGGTCTGGAATCGCGGGGTGGGGGATTGCGGCCGGAACATGGTCGTGTGGGAGGTGCGAACCTACTAATGAAGAGTTACGCGTTGTACTTCAGGGATGGGGCCGGCAACGAACGGCGTTACGGTCGCGAGCAGTGGTCGGAAGCGATCCAGCTCGAAGGGGAGTCCGTGCTGCCGGAAGACGCGCGGCAGGCGGCGGAACGCGAAGCGTATGCGGTGAACGCGCGGGTTCCGGGGTCCGGGGTCTATGTGGGGCGCCTGGATCGTCGGCAGGCGGAATAAGCGCGAGGTTTGGACGGTGGCCGACGAACAACGATTAAAGCGTCTCCGGGTCAAGTGCTGCTATTGCGAGGAGCGGTTCTATCGCGATGAAGTGGCGCCCCTGGCAGGGCTTCCGGGGTACAGTGGCGGCGAAGAGGCATTTTATTTTTGCCTGGACGCGGTAACGTGCTCCGATCGTATGGAAGTGCTCGAGCCACCGTCCGGCCGGCGCGACTGGACGGAAGAGGAACGCGAAGGGGTGCGGTCGACGCTGCTGTCTCTGCTGACTAATGGGTTAAACTGACTCAATGAATGCGAAGTTAAAACAGCGAGATTTAATTAAGCGGGTGGTCGAACTCGGGAAAATGGTAGCGGCGATGCCGCCCGGTCCAGAGCGCGAGGAAGCGTTCGTACTCCTGGAGCAGTTGCGCGAGCAGATCGATCCGTATAGTCCGGTGGCGCTCGACGAGCTGAAAATCCGCACCAAAGAGCGCACCGTTGTAAAATTCGAGCCGAATCCGATCCAGCGGCAATATCTGGATATCCTCTGCCCCGAGTGGCAGGAGCAGTGCTATCGCTTCAGCGGCGAGCGGGAAATTATCCTGAAAGCGCGGCAGTTCGGGTTTTCGACGCTCATTCTCGCGCTCTATTTCATCGATACGATTACGGTTCCGAATACGCAAACCGTCGTCATAGCGCACGATACCGATTCCACCGAGCGCATCTTTCAGATGGTGACTCGGTACTACACCCATTTACCGAAAGACAAACAGCCGAAAACGCGCTTTGCGAACCGGCGTGAATACCTCTGGCCGGAGATCGATTCTTATTTCTTCGTCGGGACCGCCGGCTCGGGGGAATTCGGCCGCGGCGGTACGGTGAATAACGTCCACGGCTCCGAGGTGGCGTTCTGGCCGGACGCGCAGAGTATCATTTCCGGCTTGCTTCAGTCCGTCCCCAAAGAGGGGAACGTAATCCTCGAAACGACGGCGAACGGGCAAAATAACTGGTTCTATGACGAATACCAAGCGGCGTTCCATACCGGGGATAGCGTCTTCAAGCCGCGCTTCTGGGGTTGGAACCTGCATCCGGATTACCAGCTCGAGGCGGAAGAGGGGGACGAGCCGCTCGTTTACACGCTGGAAGAGGAGTCCCTCGTCCAGCGTTACGAACTCACCGCGGCACAGATCCGCTGGCGCCGGCGGAAGGTCATGGAACTCCGGGACGAATTCCCGCAGGAGTATCCGATCAATGCGGACGAAGCCTTCCTCTCGACCGGCGGGCGCGTAATCGGGGAATTCATCCCGGAAGACGCGCCGCGGGGCCATATCTACCCGGATTTTCTCCCGCCGGCGAGCTGGCGGCACTACCTGATTATCGATCCTGGCTGGAAGCGGTTTGCGTGTCTCTTTGCCGCGGTGGATCCCGAGGGGCGCGTGTTCATCTACGCCGAATATTACCTGGGCGAGCGCCGGCCGATGGAGCACATGCTCGCGCTCCATGAATACTGGAAGGCGTTTGGGCGCCCGGTTTATGACGTGATCATGGACTCCGCGGGGTTCGATAAGATGCGGGTGCAAACCGGCGATGAATCCCCGAGCTGGGCGTCGGAGCTCCACTTGGCCGCGGCGGAGATCGGCGCCAAGTGGTTTAACCTGCGGAAGAGCAACAAGAGCGATCCGCTCGCGCTCCGCCCGAAGCGGTATTTCGTCACCGGGAATCTGTTTGTCTGTAAAAGCTGCGTCTGGTTCAAGTGGGAGATTATGCGTTGGACGCGGCAGGCGCCGCGGACGGGTCGCACCGGTCAGGAGAAGCGGGATCCGGAGCTGCCGATCGATCGCAATAATCACCTCATGGACTGTCTCCGCTACCTGTGCAACGATTTGCCGGAACCGTTATCCGTGCAACCGGGCCCGAAGAACTCCCTGGAGAAACATTGGGCTCGACTGAAAGATTCCCGGTCTGTCGAGGACCGGGAACTGTCCGATTAGGAGTAGGGAATGGAACCCGAAAAACAGGGCTGGACGATTCACCGTGCGATACCGGAAGGCGCCGAATGTTTGCTGTACATCGAGCCGGGATGGAATCAATTCCATGCGCGCTTGGTGGCGAAGACGCGGGGCGGCGAGGAAGTAATCGTCGCGGACTACTCGCGCGGTCAAACGACGCCATCGGTCCATGCGACGCTCTTAGTGCAGATGCTCCAGGCGGCGCACGCGGTGAAGCCCAAACTCATACTGGATCCGGCGGGCTTCACGCGTCAACGGACGACGACCGGGGCGGAAGTGTCGTCCTGGGCGGAAACTTTACGCGATGCTTTCGCGAGCCTGGGCGCTTATGGGGTGCCGTTTTCACCGGGACTCTACCCGGGCGGGCTCACGCCGAAACCGGAAGCGCAACCCGCGGCGCCGGCGAAGGCGGGAACGTTCGCGCGGGTGGAGTTGGACGCGGAGCAGGTCGAACGGAGCGAAGCGATCCGGCTGGCTTATGCCGGTTTAGAGCAGTTGCTCCTCGTGGGGATCGAGCCGGGGCGCCGGCGCTCCCTGGCGCTTACGGCGCTGGAAGAGTCCGCGATGTGGGCGCAAAAAGCGATCGCGCACGGAGCGTAAGGTCGCGTGGGTAGGGAAAGGAAACACAACGAACATGGGACCATTCGAAGAGGGAACGTGCGAGCAAACGTGTGAGCATGCGAAGATGTCCGTTACGGCGCGGACCGAGGGGATTCCGGACGGGGGAGACTTGCGAAACTTCGTGCTGGGGGTCCAGTGTGCGGACTGCGGCGAGCCCATGGTCTTCACCGGCCTGCCGATTTCCCCGCTTGCCGGGGTGCCGCAGATCGAGGCGGGCGGGCGGCTGGTGAAACTCCCGATTGTGCCGTTCTCTGCGGTGTATCCGGAAGTGGCGGCGGCGGCGCAGGCCGCGCAGGCGCAGGCGGCACGCCCCAAACTGGAGATCATCGGCCGGAACCGGAGAAACTGAGTCATGGCATGGCCTCGGAAGGGACACAGTGCGCGTAATCGTCACGCGGCGGAGCAACCGGATTACTTCCTCTCTATCCCGGGAGTGGATGCAGCTCGGTTCACCTGCGCGCGCTGCGGTCATTCCGAGGTCATGCTCTACCGTGACTGGCAACTCGGCCGGTGGTATGGGTGTGTAGCGTTGCCGGCGCCGGCAGCGTCCGCCGGCCTGGATCTAACGTGTTTACCGGTCCCGGGGGAGAAGGTCGAATGTGGGTTATCGTCGGGGTGTTCGCGCTTCTCGCTCTTTACGAGAGTTTTCAACGCAATCGCGCGGAAGCGCTCCACGCGAAAGAGCGCGCCGAGTGGCGGAGAGAGCGGCAAAAGCTCCTAGAGAAACTGGTTCCGGGGCTGGTGTTGGAAGACGTGCCGCCGGTGCCGTTTAACCGGGCGCCGGGAGTGTTCGGGGAGTATGAAACGGAGCGGCGGCGACTCGAGCGCGCCGGCCTGGATCCGGACGATCTCGGAGAGGATTAAATGGACGGGCGATGGTTCAGCTTCTGGGGGTGCTTGGCGCTATGCGGGTCCATGCCTGTTTCTCCCGCTTATCGTGCGGTCCGTGGTAATCTAGTTGCAGGGTTCCGGCTCGATTCGATGCACATGCAACGACCGCGTACGGTGATAAGCCGCCCGAATCGTTGCTTGCGCCCGGGGCGCCGGCGGAGTAGAGATTAGATGCGAATTCCAGGGCTCGAGCGATTCAATCCGCTTTCCAGATTAAAGGGGAAGGATCCGGAACAGGCGCCTGAAACGGCGCCTGTTAGCGCGTCTGACTCTACGCCGGCCAAACAAACACCGGAGCAATTGGTCGATTTAGTCGACAAACGCTTTCGGTGGTCACAGCAGGCTAAAGAGGCGATGCTCAAGCCGTGGGCGACGTCCCTCGCGTTCTACGCCGGCGAGCACTATCGCAAATGGAGTAAGCGTCAGCGGAAGCTCGTCGAGCCGTCGAAAATTCCGAGCTGGCGCGTACTGCTGACCGATAATCAGATTCCCGGCGTGGTGGAAATGGCCGCGGCGAAGCTGAGTCAAAGTCGGCAATTACCGCGCGCGCTTTCCGATACGGGAGACGAGGAAGACGAGCTCGGCGCGCAGGCCGGTACGCGCGTCATGTCGCACTGGTGGCGCGTGGATGGGATGGAGCTAAAAGAGCTCGAAGCGAACATTCAGCGGATCATTCTCGGCGATACGTTCTATCACGATTATTGGGATCCCTCGAAGCTGGCGAAGGTGGCCGTAACGGATCCGGCGACGGGGAAAATGACGTCGCACCGCGCGCCGGTGGGCGACGTGTGCGTTGAAGTCCTCTCCGTGTTCGATGTGTTCCCCGAGCCGGTGGAACGGTGGTCTGACGTGCGGTGGTGCATCATTGCGCGCCGCAAGCCGTTGGAATGGTTCGAGGATACGTTCGGCGCGCAGGGGGCACAGGTCACTGCGGACAAAGGCGAGCATGAGTCGGTGTTTAACTCCCTCATGCCCGGGTCGATCTCGAAGACGACGGAAGAGGGAAACGCGAACTCGGAAGAGCAGTCCGCGACGCTCAAAGTCTATTACGAGCGGCCGAGCAACAAGTACCCGCGCGGCCGGCATATTATGACGGCGGGCTCGGTGTTGCTCTATCACGCGGACGAACTCCCGTTACCGCACCTGGAGATTCCGCTCGCGAAAAAGGGCTTCCGGTACGTCCCGAAACGGCTCTGGTGTGCGGGGATGGTGGAAGCGCTCATCGGGCAACAGCGCGAGCTTAACCGCGTGCAGAATTACACGCTGGAGAATTTGCGGCTCCACGGTCGGCCGCGGCTCCTGGCGCCGCGGGAAGCCAAGATCGATCCGGAAGCGCTGACGTCGGATCCGAGCGAAGTACTCGAATACAACGCCTCGACGTCTCCCCCGCCGGGCTTCATGAATCCGCCGAGCATGCCGACGTGGATTCAGAATCTACCGGAGCAGATCCGCGCGGCGATGCAGCAATTATCGGGGCAGCATGAAGTCTCGAACGCGCGCGTTCCCGCCGGCGTAACCGCGGCGTCCGCGATCCGCTTACTCCAGCAGCAGGACGATACCCGGCTAGCGGTCCCGGCGCGCATGGGCAAAGAGGCGCTGGAGATTGCGAGCCGGCACGTCCTCGCGACGGCCGCGGAGTTCTACCGGGAACCGCGCTTGATCGGGGTAGTAGGCCGGAAACGGACGGACGCGGCCCTCGCGCTCATGGGCTCCGATATCGGGCAGCGAGATGTCCTGGTTGAGATCACCGAAGGGGTGGCCGATACGGACGCGGTCCGGACCGAGAACTTTATCGGGTGGTGGAATACGGGCATCTTCCAGGCCGCGTTTGCCGGTCAATTGCCGTGGGAATTCGCGATCGGGATCCTGCACGAACTCGGGGAAACGTGGGTCGTCGACGCGATCACCGGGGCGCGGGAAGCGCAAGCCGAGCAGGAACCGCAGGCGGATCCGCAGGCGGAAGCGCTCCAGGCCGAATTAGCGCTCAAGCAGCAGGAACTCGCCGGGAAGATGGAACTGGAGACGCAGAAGTTAGAGCTTACCAAGCAAAAGCTGATGCAAGAGCTGGAGCTAAAGCGGCAGGAACTCGGGATTAAGACCGAGATGCAGCAACAGGAACTCGGCGCAAAATTGCAGCTCCAGCAGGCGGACATGGCCTTTCAGCAGCAGGACGCGAACGCGCGCCGGCAGCAGGATTTCCAGCTCCAGCGGGAGCAGGGAATGAGGCAGGCACAGCAGGCGGCGGCAAATGCGCGCCGGCAGCAAATGACCGCGGCGCAAAAGCCGGCGGCGGGGGGCAAGTAATGAGCAAGTGTAAAGGGTGCGGGAAGGGTCAGAAGGGCGGCGGCGTGTGTGCGGACTGTGCGAAGAAGAAGGGCAGCAAGAAACCTTCGGAGCAGGAACAGCGCGCCATGGTGGCCATGAAAATGGCGCAGGGGATGGGCGGCGGAGGCCGCTACTAATGGCGGAACGTCTCCCGACAGGATGCGTAATCCATGGGCTCCCGGGCTCGCAGGATGCAGTTATCGTAGTTCATTTCGACGGACCGCGCACCGTGGCGTTTGAGTGGCGCGGCGCTATGTGGCGTCCGCTGCGGGTGCCGTATTCCCTGCTGAAGCGGCACGGCGGACTCGAGCGCATGTTTCCGTTTCCGTGCCGCATGATCTCGTTTCAATACCGGACGTTCACCGGGCGGTTTGTGCGGGTGGGCGGGCTCTACTGGCTGTCCGCGGCGTACTGGTGGGGGCTGGAGCAGGCCCGGGAATGGAACTGGCGGGCGCTGGTGTTGGCGGCGCGGGTGCAGGTCAAGGTTAAGGGTTGGCGTCCGGAAGAGGGCTGCATGCTTTCTTGGCGGGACGTGCTCCTCGCGGGTGATTAAGCGTTCATTCCCGCGCTTTCGGGGTGGGTGTTTTATACTGGAGTCTGGGGGCAGCGATGCGATTATGAGACTTTTCGGCTGGGGCGGCAGTAAAGACGAAGCGGCGGAAACGCCGGAAGTGGTGACGCCGGCGCCGGCGTCGCTCACCGATCTCTATGCTCCGGCGCCGGCGCAGGCGGTACGCGCGGGTTCCGGCGGCGAATGGCCGGAATACGAAGACGCGGAAACCGGCGCGGTGCTGCGGGCCTATCAGCGCCAAACTCCCGGCTTGCTCTGCACGGAGCATGGCGATTTCGAGATGGAAGCCGGAGATTACCTCGTCGCGCCGGCGGGCGGTGGACGGCGGCTCATTAAACGCGCCGTATTCGAAGCGCGGTTCACGCTGCGGAGGGTCGATTAATGGCGGATTTCCTGACGAACCGCGGCGCGCTGGTCATGGGTCATAAGGGCGCGACGAATAGCGTAACCTACACGTCCGATACGATCAAGATCGGACTACTGAAAAGCTCCGCGGCGCCGGATCGGACGATTAACTTCGTGTCCGATCTCGTGCCGGCGACTAACGAAATTTCGGTCTCTGGTTACTCTCGGCAAACGCTGGGCAGTAAAACCGTTACCGAAGTCGACGGCGGGACGAATCAGATTCAGTTTGACGCGGCGGACGCGCTCTTCTCGGCGCTTGCGTCCGGTCAAACGGTGGGCTGGGCGTTCGTCTATAAAGAAGTCACGGTCGATGGAGACTCACCGGTTATCTGTATTCTGGATCTCACCGATACGGCGACGAACGGTGGGGATATTACGGTGCAGTTTGCCGCAGCGGGCGTCTTCACGCTGAACACGTAAGGGGAACCTATGGCTGCCGGACCACTCCATCCTTCCAGTGCCTACCCGGTGAGCAGCCGGGTCTTCCCGAACGTCCATGTGGGCGCGGGGGCGAACAGCAAACACGACGTGGGACTCGGGGTGGAAGCCTCGCTCGGGGCGGATGCGATCTGGCGGCTCCGCTTCCAACTGCCGCCGACTCTGCCGGCTGGTACCGGCAAACTCCGGCTGTTGTGTCTGGCGAATGCGATTAGCGGGGTGATTCGCGTGAACCCCAAGTGGGCGAGCGTGGCGGTCGGGGAGTCCCCTTCCGGCGCGACGCTGAACGCGGAATCGACGACGCCGGACGCGCGGGCGGGTGCGGCGGGCACTCCCGCTGCCGGCGATACGCTGGTGTGGGGCACGGCGGACAACGATCAATACCTGGAAGCGAAGTGGACCCTGAACGCGGACACCCTCGTAGCGGGGGAGATCGTGGCGATGGACCTGACGTTCGAGACCTCCTCTTGGACACTGGCGCAGACCTTGACGGTAATACCGGCGATTATCTGGGAGTAAGCGGTATGGCTCTCACCACTGAACAGCGCAAGGAACTGGCCCGCACGATCACGCGGAAGCACTACGGCGAAGAGAGCCGCACGGCCAATATGACCTGTGCGGACTGGGAAGCGGCGGCGGCGGCGTGTGACGAGTGGATCGAAGCCCACCAGAACGACTTCGTGGCCTCGCTGCCCGAGCCGTTCAGGAGTACGTCTTCGGCCCTGGAGAAGAAGGTGTTGTTCGTCCGCTGCGTGATGGCACGCGTTGGGCTGACCTAACGCTATGGCTCGCTCGTTTACGGCTACTGGCCACGGCATCGCGGTTGGCACGCGAGCGATCCCTACCACTACGGGCACCCTCGCGCTCTGGTTCCGCCCTACCTGGGTGCAGACGGACGGGGTCGATCATGTGATTTTCGACGTCCGGAATAACGGCTCGAACGTCTTTCAGATTTACAAGAGCTCGGCGAGTATTCTGTACGGCGGCTGGATTACGGCGGGATCAGATCGCCGGGTTAGTGTGGTGTCCGGAAGTTACACGCTCAATCAAAATGCGTGGAACTCGCTGGTACTTACCTGGGACACCGGCAGCGGTAACGCGTTCCTGTATCTGAACAACGTCCAGATTGGGACCATGTCAGCGGTGACGACGTTCACGTCGACCGCCACGCGCTACATTGGGAACTTCTCGGGGCTATCACTGGACGCGCGCGGCGCTGCGGCCGAGGTGACAATCTGTGATCGAGTATGGTCGGCGAACGAGCGGACGGCGTATCACGCGGGGATACTGCCCCATGCGCTGGGCGCGGTTGATGGTTACTGGCCGCTCTGGGGCGGCGACAGCAGCGAGCAGGATCTTTCCTCGAACGGCAATACCGGCACGGTAACGGGGGCTGTGCGGTTCAATCATCCGCCGGTGCAACCTTTTGGTATACGCGGCTGGGGCAGCTTGCTAGAGGAGATCTCTTCTGCGAGCAATGCGACTTTGACGGCGGCGGCAGCGGCGGCTACCTGGACCGGGCAAGCCGCGGCGGTGGCTACGGTGCGGACCGTGGCGGCAACGGCCGCGGCGGGGAGCTGGGTGGCGCAGGTGGTGGCGCGGCTCGCTGTGGCGCGGCTCGCTGGCGGTCCGGCGGTGGCTACCTGGACCGGCCAAGCGGCGCCGGTGGTTCCGGGTGGGGCGACGGTGACGGCGACGGCCGCGGCGGGGAGTTGGGTGGCGCAGGCGGCAACCGTGACGAACGGAATCCTGCTGGCGGCGGGCGCGGCGGTGGGAAGTTGGGTAGCGCAGGCGGCGACGCGCCTCGCTGCGGTGACGGTGACCGCGGCGGCGCCGGCGGGGAGCTGGGTAGCGCAACCTGCCGTCCCGACTTCCTTGCGGACCCTCACGGCTACCGCGGCGGCGGCGACATGGTCCGCTCTCACGGTTTCGCTGAGTCTGGCTACGGGCGTTCCGGCGGGTCCGGCGTCCGCTTCCTGGCTCGGGCAGACGGCGACGGTGTTAGGCGGCGACGTCGTCGAGGTAGTGGCAGCGGTAACGCGGCGGTTCTTCCGCCGGCCGGGACGTCCCGGGTTCTGGGTTTAAGGAGATGAGATGAGATACACCGAGACGTCACAGCATGGTTCCGGTCCGTGCGTCTATCTGGATCAGGGGGACGGGACCAAGATCCCCATGCACGTCGCCGGCGGCATGGCGGACGTAATCGCGGCGTCCGTGACGCGTCCGGCCAATACGACGCCGTACGCGTCCGGCGATGTGATTGGCACGGCGGCGACCCACGTTCTCACCTTCGAGGACATGGCGCGCCGGGTGGGGCTGACGGGCGTTATTATCGACGTGCTGATTATCGATAGCGCGAATCAGGCGGCGAAGGCGAACCTGGAACTCTGGCTCTTCGACACTCCGCCGGCCGCGCAGGTCGATAACGTGGCCTTTGCCCCGAGTGATGCGGAGATGGAAACCTTGATCGGGATCGTGGACGTCAACGCGACGCCCTACGTCGGGAATCCGGCCTCGGGCGCCGATGGGAGCTGCGTTTATACGGCGCTCACGCAAAACCTACCCTTTAAGTGCGGCGCCGCGAGCACGGATCTGTATGGGGTGCTGGTACACCGCGATTCCTACACGCCGGTTTCGGCGGAGAAATTCACGGTGCGGCTGAAAGTGCTTCAGGATTAATCATGCGTGGCGGTACTGGCAGAATCGTTTGGCTGGGGGTGAATCGCGGGGCGTCGGCGGGCTCGCCGGCGGGTCCCGTCGAACTGGTGTCGGATACGTTCAACCGCGCGAACTCGGCGGGCTCGCTGGGGACGGCGGACTCGGGGCAGGCGTGGACCGCGGACCGGGGCACCTGGGGCATTAACGGGAATCAGGCGTATTGCTCCGCGGACGACAGCGGGATCAACGTGGCGACGCTGCCGGCGTCCGCGGACGGCACCTTCGCGTTCACGCTGGCGGATCCGGCCGGCGGCAGTGGCGGCGCGGCTTGGGGCGTGGTGCGCGCCGCGGTGGGGGCGACGGAGTTCATCTATCTGGAGTGCTCCACGATTGCCCCGTACCAGCTCTATACGTATGACGAGGGCGTCGTCGTCGCGCTGGGCTCTGGTTCGCCAGGGGCGGCGGTGGCGGGCGATGCGGTGGAGATCGTCTTACTCGGTACTGCTATTAAGGTTTACGTGAACGAAGTACTCGTAATCGATACGACGAGTGCGTTTCAATTAACCGGCGCGCGGGTCGGGATCGGCACAGATTACGGGCTGGACGGGAGCGCGCGCTTCGATGATTTAAGCTTTACCGCTTAACCTTTCCTCCACCTAAAGCGTCCAGGCAACACCGCGGCCGGTCGGGATTGATACCCCGACTTTCCGCGGTGTTGTGCTATTTAAGCCATGACGCACGAGCCGGCGAAACACGTTCAACAAACGGCATAGCGCCGTTGTTCCACCGACAGAAGAGAGACATGGAACCCGAGGCAGCTCAAGAAACCGTGACGATAGCGGCGCCGGTAGACACCGGTGGAGAGGAATCGTCTCCTCCTGCGAATTGGAGCGAAACCCGGGCTCGGGCCCGCGAGTTCTTGGCAGCGAGGGCGGAAACGCCCGCCGAGGTCAAGCCCGCGACAGCGCCCGAACAGGCGGCAACTCCGGCAGCGGAAACGGCGGATAAACCCGTCGCAGCTCCGGCCGAAGAACCCGCGACCGTGCCGTCCTATCGGCTCCGCGAGGAGACCGACAAACGGCGCGCTTTGGAAACGCAATTGCAGGAGCTGGGCGCATACGCGCCGTTAATCCTCGATCTCCAGAAGCAGGGACTTACCACGACGCAAATCGCGGCGCGGCTCGTCCAGGCGGAAGCGCAACAGGCGGCGGAAGTTACGCCGCCTGAACCGGAACTCACGCGAGAAGAGCGGTTCGAATCCTACGTGCGGGACGCCGGAGTCGATCCGGATACCGCGTCTACGGAAACGCTCGCGGCGCTCGCGAAAATCTTCGATCAAAGCGAAGCCTTCACCGCGCAAATGGCGGAGAAGGAAGCGCGCTTGGCGGAGATGGAAGGGCGCTTTGAGCAGATCGACCGCAGTACGGCGGAGTCAGAACAGCGCGCGATCGAGAAGTCGCTCGAAGCGGAAATGACGGCGTCCGTAAACCGGTTTCCGGTGCTCGGCGAGCCGGAATTCCAGCAGGCGATTTATGCTCAATACGCGCTCGAAGCGGGGTCGGGGCAGGAAGTAACCTTGGCGCAAGTAGCGGAACGCTTCGCGCAAGGGATCGAGAAAACGACGCGGAACGCGATCGCTAAATATAGCACGGAAAAACAGGGCGACGCGCGGGTCCCGGTAGCAACGGGCGGCGGCGGGGCGGCGGTTCCCGCGGCTCCAGGGATTTACGACAAGGGCGTAGACCGGCAAGGCCGGCGCGACGCCGTGCGGGAATTCCTGGCGACGCGAGGGGCGCAGGCCGGCTAGTCTCGTCCAGTTAACCGGGAACCGCGGGGGCACCCTACTGCGGACCGGGGGGAAGTTAGGATCATGGCAGCAGATACAACCACTCTCGGGGCACTCCTACAGGAAGTGTACCTACCGGGTATCAAGACGTGGTTCAACCAGACGCGGCCCATGTGGAATCGTCTGGCGAAAATCACGGACAAGAAGCAGTTCAAGGGCGAGAAGTTCGTTTTCGCCGCGTCCGAAGGCAATACGCAGGGCGTTGGCGCCCGCGGTGAAGGGGAGACCCTGCCGTTGGCCGGCAACAGCTCGCTCCAGAACATGGAACTGGCCATGAAGCATCATTACGCGATCGTGAAACTCACGGCGCAGGTGATGTCACAGGCCGGTAAGGGCGACGGCTCCTTCGAGTCCGCGCTCGATCTGGAAGTCGAGGGCGCCCGCAACGAACTCACCCATGATCTGGCCTGGAATACCATCTATGGCACCGGTCATGGCGATCTCTGCCGGCTGAAGTCGTCCGGCGGCGTGTCCGGTACTACGTTCGTCGCGGAGGTGCCGTCCAGCGTCACCGGCGCGATGGGCACCCGGTATATCCGGAAAAATATGTTGGTCGATGCGTTTACCGCGCTGACTGGCGGGACCGCGCACGGCGCCGGCATGCAGGTGGCTTCCGTGACCGGATCCACCGCGACGTTCACCGTAGACAGTGCGGGTACGACGGCCAACGCCGACTATATCTTCCGCGCGGGAACCCGCGGTAAGACAGTCATGGGGTTGGGCGGGATCGTGGACGACGGCGGGCGCGTGGCGACCTTTCAGGGGTTGGCGCGCGGCGATGTGCCCATGCTCCAGGCGAACGTACTCATCAACCCGGCGGGCGAAGGCACCCTGCGCGCCTGGACGCCGGAACTCATGGATACGCTCTGCTCCACGGCCTGGAACAACGGGAACGGGACATGGCCGAGTGTCCTGTATTCCCCGCTCGAGATCCAGCAGCGGGCCGCGTCCTACATTCGCGCGGACCGCAAGGCGGACATGAAGGAGATGACTCTCGATAACGGTTACAAAGCCGTTGCCTGGACCACTCCGGACGGTCAGAAGCCGTGGCTGTGCGATCAGTTCTCCCGCTCGCATGAGGTGGTGGCGCTGAACGAGGACGACCTCTTCTTCGCGATCCTGGAAGATTTCCAGTGGGAAGATCGCGACGGCAGCAAATTGCGGATCACGGATCGCACGCACGCGTTCGAAAGCTGGCTATTTACGAGCCGGAACATGGGCGCCTACGCGTGCAATTCGCACAGCGTGCTTCAGGACGTCTCGCACACCCTCTAACCTGGGGCGGTAGTCAACAGCGCGCCGGCGGCAACGTCGGCGCGCTCTCGCAGTAAGAGGGGGTTACTTTGGGCAGAGTGCGCGAGCAAACGTTTATCTCGGGCTCCGTGGCGGTGGATCCTGCATCCCTGGCCGCGGGCGTCTCGGGCAACACCGACGTCACCGTACCGGGGCTCACTACCGACATGGTGGTGTTCGCCAATCCCGCCGGCGCGCTGGATACGGGGTTAGCCTACCAGGGGTGTTCCGTCCCGGCGGCTGATACGCTTCGGATCCGGCTAGCCAACTTCACCGCGGGCGCCGTGAACGGCGCCTCGCTGACGTGGAACTATCTAGCGTTCAAGTCACGCTAACCGGGCGCCGGCGGATCCCCTGCGGTCCGCCGGCGCTTTGAGATTTTCTCCCCTATGTTCTCCCGACAAGAACTCACCGAGCGGCGCGCGACGCTGCAAGAAGAATTCGAGCGGTTGCAAATGCAATCGATCGCCGATCTGAACCATTTAAAGGGGCGGATCACGCAACTGGACGAGCTTTTGACGGCGCTCGAAGTGGCCGAATTAGACGAACTCCTGCCGGAAGCGGCTCCCGCGGCAGCGGTCGAGACGGACGGCGCAGAGGTGGAAACGGAAAGCGAAGAGGTGTCCGCGTGAACGAGTCCCCGAACAGCATGCGCGGGCATGGGCGGATCCTGCCGATCTGGTTCGATGCCCGGGACCCGGAAGCGCAACGCGGCACGGTGCGGCTGCGGTCCATCGATCCGAACCTGATTGCCGGACTGAACCGGAAGCGGGGCGTGTACGAGATCTGGGGGCCGTCCACGGTGCAGGCCGGCTGGGTGCCGCTCGTGGAGTGCTCCGACGATTACGGCAAGCCATACCGCGGCAATGTGCCCTGGGATCTCATCTGTATTTCGATCGCCCGCGCGCGGCAGGATGGGGAGTCCGCCGTGGACCGCGTCCTCGCGCACAACGAGCGGCTCCGCGCGAGCCGGCAGGCGACGATTGACGATCGGAACCGGGCCTCGGTGCAGTACGCGCAGAAGGCGATTGCGGACGAATGGGATTCCGCGTCCCGCTTCTCGTCGGCGGACGTCATGCTCGGTCTGAAGAACGCGGACGAGGGGCGCTCGAAGCGGACCGCGGAAGAGCGGACGGAATTGATCTCTCTTCCTGGCCGGACTCCGGCGGGGAAGGGTCGCGCGGTAGCGGGGTAACGCATGACAGTAGCGGAGTTAATTCAACGGGCCAAGGGCGCCTACGGGCTCATGAAAGAGGCGACGGAAGACGACCTCTTCAAGGATGCGGTCATGCTGGACGCGCTGAACGGCGCGCATAAAGCGTTTGCGGCGCTGGCGCGGCCCTACATGGCGGAGATCACCGTTAATCTGGCGGCGTCGACGGTCATGGTCGCGCTGCCCGATACGGTGATTGAAGTCGATCAGTCCTCGGTCCGGGTGCGGGCCGGGACGGGCGCGCTGGATACGTCCGGCGCCTGGACGCGGCTCACCTTTAAGCAGCGGCGCTCCCTGATTGGGGAGAACGGGGCGCCGGAAGCCTGGACGGCGCTAGCGACGGCTCCCACGAACTTCTTCGTGATGCCCGGGGCGACGAATGACGCGATCCGGAAAATCGGCGTCTACCCGCCGGCTACCACCGGGTTCCTGGGGAGTCCGGTAGGGACCAACAACCTGCGAATGGACGCCTGGGTCTACCCGTCCGACCTGGCGCTGGCGGACGCGTCGCTCCCGCTTTCGGACCATGAGCAGTGGCGCCTTGTGCCGTGGATCTGTAAGCAAATGGCGCAACTGGAGCGCTCCCGCGGACGTCCGGACGCGCCGGTCGAGATGTGGGAACGCGACGCCGATAAAGTGGCACTGGAACTGCGCGATATCATCCGCCGCGGCATGGAAGAGATCCAGCGGTCGGCCAACGTCGGTGAGAGCGCCCTTCAGGACGCGCAGGATCGGCGTCTGCTGCCCGGTGCGCGCCGGTCGGGGGGCTAACGCATGGCGCTCACCTGGGAAACCCTGTACGCGCGCGCCAAGCGGCGTTATGGGCTGGAAGTCGGCGGCGAGGATAATCTCCTCGTCGACCGGCTCTTCCTCGATCGCGTGAACGAGGTGTTGCGCGAGCTGGCGGCGCCGTCCGGCGCGTTTCGGGAAGAGTTCTCGCTTGCGCTCACCGCGGCGAGTCTCCACGCACTCGATACCCGCATTATCTCGGTGATTGAGCATACCGTGCGGATCGATTACGACGGCTCGGGGGACTTCCTGACCGAGCTCGACTTTGCGGACGAGCAAACGCTCCGGCGGCAATACGGGGCGCTGGAGAATGAACCCGCGGGACAGCCGGAGTACTGGTATCCCCTGCGGGGCGCGACGACGGACGCGACGCTCCGGCTGGCGCTCTTCCCGCCGTCTGACCGCGCGGTGAGTCCGGGAATCCGCTTCTCGGCGCGCGTGGTGCCGGCGGAGCTCACGCTCCCGGCGTCTACGCTTCCGGTCCAGGCCGGGGAAGAGGGCTTGCTGATTCCCGGCATCTGTATGTGTCTGGCGGAAGTGGAGCTTTCCCGCGGTTCGCAGGGGGCGGGTGGTAAACTGGAGATGTGGGAACGGCGCTGGAACGAGGCCAAAACCGCGTTCGCCGATCGCGTGGAAGATGGACTCCGCGCAGGCCGGCGCCGGATCCATTATCTCCCTGACGACGAGGATTATTGATGAACGGTCAACGGCCCAACGTACGAGTAAAAAACACGTCTGGTAAGGACGTCACAGTCCCCTGGGATTCACAGCGCTACACGGTGGCGGCGGGGCAGGAGAAAATCTTCACTAGCGAAGTCGGTATGCAGTTCATGCGGCGCGCGCGTATCGCCGAGGTGAAGCTGCCGAACGGCGCGGTCGATCTCGTGGAGCAACTGGAGATCGAAGAGGTGACCGGCTCCGTCGAACTCGTGGAGAAAAGCGCGATCCTTACCCTGGACGGGCGCGCGTTCGAGTCGACGGCCGATCTCGCTAAATACGTGGAAGAGAAGACGCTAGCCGCCGTTAAAGAGCAGGGTGAACCCGGCGACGAGAAGCGCCGCGGGCCCGGTCGACCGCGAAAAAACGCGGACGATTCGGACGACGACGGCACCGCGGATTAAGTCCGCACCGCACGGAATACACACGGAAAAGGCGCCGCGCTCCTCGGGGCGCGGCGCCTTGAGTTTAGGGGTAAATGATGCCGCTACACGGTGCAAAAGAACTCACGTTTCCGCGCTTCTCCGGGGGCCTCGTGCGGACCCTGGATCCGACCGAGCTGGATCCGGATCAGGCTTATCGCGCGTTAAATGTGGATTTCCGGGATTACGCGCTCACGAAGCGCCTGGGGAAGAAGCCGTACAACTCCTCGACGCCGAGCGGCATGACGGCTGAAAAGGTCCGCGGGATTTTTGCCTATTACTCGCAGGACGGCGGCTCCCGTAAACTCCTGCTGGCGGTGGGCGCCAAGGTGCTCGGTGATACGGACGCGAACGGCTCTTTTGATCTGGAAGTCGCGACCGGGCTCGCGGGCAGCGGTATGACCGACTTCATGCAACTCCGCGAGGATCTCTTTTTCGGGAACGGTTATAACGCGGTGCAGAAGTGGAGCGGCTCCGGAAGCGCGGCGGCGGTGGCGCTCCTGACCGAGCCCGCGGCGCCGGGGTTAGCCGCGTACCGGCCGGTGCTCGATTCCTTTGATTACACGTCGTCACCCTCGATCGGGACCGCGTTTGGCGCTACCTGGGCGCGCACGGATAACACGATCACGATTGACCGGGACACCGAGGAACAGCTCGAGGGGCTCTCCGCGCTTTCCGTGACGTTTGCGAGCGGCTCGAAGGGCGATTCGATCCAGAAGCGCTACGCGTATGCGGCGCGCGTGGATCTCTCGCACGCGAAAAATCTCCTCGTCTATTACCAGTGCACGCGCGCGAATGTGTCGTTTCAGGTGGGGATTATCCCGAACGATTACGGCGCAACCCTGGCCGGGACCATGACGAGCGGTACCGCGACGTGCAACGTCTCCGATAGCTACGGCATGGAGGTAGGCGATTACCTGCGGATCGAGGCGGAGATCGTCCGGATTACCGCGATTTCCACGAATCAATTGACGGTGGACCGCGCGCAGTTCGGGACGACGGCCGCGGCGCACAATACCCTCTCCGTGGCGGTGTCGCAAGCGGTGAATTGGGATCAATTCGAAACGTTCTATTCCGCGCAGGGGAGTATCTGGATCCCCCTCCGGATCTCGCTCGCGAAGGTGACGCCGGCGCGCCGAACCGGCTCGCTCGGGTTCGGGATCCGGCTCAATACGACGTCGACGTTTCCGGTCACGTTCAAGTTCGATCAGCTCCAGGCGGAAGGCGTCCTGACGCCGGACGAATACCGGTATTACGCGACTTATGGGGATACGGACCGTATCAGCGATTACGACGTCTTGATCCGGGAGAGTAACCCGTCTGTCCTGGCGACGGTGCAGCTCGACGAGCTCCCGCCGGCCTACGGGGTGAAGGTGACGCCGGCCGTCTCCGGCGACGCGACGGTCTCGGTCATTCGCATCTATCGGCACCGGGCGAACGGCCCTTTCCGGAAGGCGCGGCTGGTGGGCACGGCGCCGAACGCGGCGACGACGCTCGGCGCCGCCGTGACCGATTCCCCGCGGCTACAGGAAACCTGGACGCTGGCGTCGGTGGTCGGCATCTCGCGCGGCTCCGTGCTCCTGTGCGGCTCCGAAAAGGTGCTCGTGCGGGACGTAGATCAGGACGCCGGCACCGTGCAGGTAGCGCGCGGCTTCGACGGCACCACCGCGGCGACGCACAGCTCCGGCGCGGCCGTCTCCTGGGCGTTCCACTTCGACGCGAAAAGCGACGGGGCGCTGACGCTGGAAGCAGCCGAAGAACTCGTCACCGGCAAGATTGCGCCGCCGATCGCGAAGACGTACGCGCTGGCGAACGGGCGCATGGTGGCGGGAAACGTCTACCTGGGCGGGACGTGGTACCCGGATCGGCTGTATCTCTCCCGGTTGGGGTTCGTGGAGGAGTTCTCGACGACGCAGGAACCGCAGAAGGGCGCGGGGGAACCGGGCTGGGTGCGGATCCCCACGCATGATCAGATTGTCCGCATTGTGGAGCATGACGGCGAACTCTTGATCTTCTGCGACCGGTCCGTCTGGGTGCTGGAAGGCTCCGGCTGGGACGACTTCACGCTCCGCCGGCGCGCCGCGTTCGGCCTGGACGGGCGGGAAGCCGTGACCGTCTCCGGCCGCTTGATCTGGCTCCTGGCGCGCGACGGGGTGCGCGTCCTGGCGCCGAACAGCGGGAATGTAGGGCTCTTCGAGTCCTGGATCGTTTCCGAGCCGGTGGGCGATCTCTTGCGGACCATGACGGCCGCGGAACGGGCGGCGGCGGCGTTCGGGGTAGACGAGCGGGGGCGGATCCTGCTCTCCCTCGAGGCGGATTCCGTGCTGGTGTTCGATCCGGAACTCGGCGACCTCTCCCCGCAGAGTAATCCGAAGCGCCGCGGCTGGACGCTGTACGGGACGAGCGCCGTCTCCGGGGCGCCGAGTTGGGGTGCGAGCTGTTATCACGCCTTGAAGCGCGGGGGCGGCGACGCGGGGCAGCTCCTCGCCGGCGATCTGGCGCAGGGGGTCGTCTGGTATCTCCACCGGGACGGCAGCGACGCGGAGATCCTGACCGATTACGCGACGAACGGCGCCGGCACCCTCACCGCGAAAGCGATCACCTGGGAATGGCAGGGGCGGACCGAAGACGGGGGCGTCGGCGCTAAATTGGAATGGTGCCATGTCTCGGTGGAAGCGGACGCGGCGACGGGCGAAACGGTCGATGCAACGCCGGTGCTGGATGGGACGGATTACGGCTCCAGCTATTCCCTGAGTCTCACGTCCGCGAAGGCGTTTGCGGCGCCGCTCCGCCGGTGTGCCGCGGACGTCCGCGGCCGGTTTGCCGCACTGCTCCTCTCCTCGCCGGCGGCGGGTCATACCGGGGCGATCCGGATCCGGTCCGCGCGCGCGGCGTTCTATCTGCGGGGGTAAGCGATGCGTTTCGGGAATGCGAAGGGGAAACGGCAGGGGCGGGAGTTGAATCCGCTTGGCAGCGTGGAACTCGTCGGGCTCACGCCGGCGCCGGAACCGCAGCAGTACGGCTCGACGAACTTGATCCCCGAGGCGCGGATCGTGTTCGATACCGCGGCGGGTCACGCCCATGACGGCGCCGATTCCCGGCAGGTCAGTTACGCGAACCTGACCAACCGCGCGCATGGGATGGACGATCACACCGGCACCGGCACCTTTGCGGACATTGCTTCCGCCGGCGCGGTGGGCACCGGGACGCTGCCCGCGCGCGTGGATCACACCCATAAAGGCGTGTTCACTGTCAAGAAGAGCGGCGGAGACGATATCCACGGCTCGATTCTCCTGGCGGAAGGCTCCGGGATTACGATTACACAGGTAGGGAATACGCTCACGCTCGCGGCGACGGCGACGTCGCACAATCTGCTTTCAGCGACGCATCCCGACTGCGCGGTGGGAACGGTGGTCCGCGGGGACGTGATTATCGGCTCGGGCGTCTCCCCTGCCTGGACGCGACTCGGCAAGGGTTCCACCAACACTGTTTTCAAAATGGGTGTGAATGAACCGGGCTGGGGCACGGTGGCGCTCGCGGAAGTGTCCGGCACGATCTCCGGCTCGCAGCATGGCACGCAGGCGAGCGTCGCGGGCACCACGGCGGACCATACCGGGACCCTCTCGGCGACGGCGCGTACGGCGTTCTACATCAGCGGCCTGCTGTACGCGACGCGGCGAGAGCTGGACCTTACCCCGGGGCTCGGGATCAACTTTGGGCCTTCGGACGATGCGATAAACGACCGGTTGCTCCTGACGCTCAATTCGCAGGGGCGGGAAGTAATCGGGGGCTGGCATCAGGCGGACACGAGCGCGGCACCGACGAGCGCCGGACTCATGGCGCATGTGACCGGGCTTTCCCCGCAGAGAATGTGGGCAGCGGGGAATCTCGTCGGTATTGCGGTGACGCTTTCCGGGGACGTGGGGACGTCGGGCGATACCTACACGGTGGAAGTGTACGAGTTGAGCAACGACTCCGATAACACCTACACCGCCACCGGGATCACGGCGACCGTGACCGGCGCGGATATTGGGACGCAGCTTTCCGCGGTGGGTACCGGAGATTACGCGTTCTCTGCGACGTCCCGGCTGGCGATTTTCGAGACCGCTGGCGGCACTCCGGCCGCGCGCGTAGCGTCCGCGTACTTGCTGGTGGTGTGGAATTAATCCTCGGCCACCTGGAGTAGCTCCCAATGGATCCGGTGTCCGTGTCGACTGCGAAACGTGACGCGCAGGGGGCCGTATTTGAAATGCGGCCGGCGCCCCGGGACCGTGACGTCCGCATGCGCCGCGGCGGCGAGGGCATACTCCCCTCTCCCGAGGTGCCGGATGAGTGCAGTATCCGGGTAGCGGTGATAACCGGTGCCGTCCGGTCCGGCGACGTAGAACTCCAGGCGCTCGCCGGTGTGGGTGCGGATCAAAACGCGATTGCCGCCGTCCCGCAGGAAGCGCGGCGCGCGGGAGACGTAATGGTCCGCATTGTCCCCGGGCTCGGCGGGATTGGCGAGCGAGACGAACGGCGCGCGGGCGGATCCCGGGCGCGCTCCGGCCTGGGCGGCGGCGGCAAGTCCGCCTACTAGGAGCAGGGAAGCGGTTGAGTGTTTCATTAGGGAGAGTTTACCCGCTAGGCTAGCGTGCGGAAACCCGGTTAAGTGCGCTTTCCGGGTCACTCTCCCGAGATCCGGCCGGTATCCGTTAGAATAAGGGGGAGAGGGCTCATATGGTAACTCCAAATTACGGCTTGAAGGCGGCGGCGTCCGCGGCACTGGCGCAGGGGAAGGCGAAGAAGGATCCGGCGGCGCTGGCGCTGGGGGCTTCCCCGCTGGCGGCGGCGGCGGCGTCCGCGGCGGGTGCGGGCGTGAATCCGAACCCGCTGGGCAACGTCAACGCGCCGACGATCGCGAACGCGGCCAAGGCCCCGGGGCTCCCGGCGGCTCCCCAAATGGCACCGCAAACTGCTTCGCAGGACGCGCGGCAGGAAGCGGCGCGGCAGGCAAAGATCCAGGCGGGCAGCGACTACTTCGGGGAGAGTGCGGGGCGGTACTTCGACTCGAACGCGCCGCGGCCTAAACAGATGCGGCGCGCGCTGGGGGCGGGGCTGGGTACCCTGCAATTCGAGGCGCTCTCGCAGATTCCCCAAATGATTCAGGAACTACTCGCGCAGGCGGATCCGGAGAAGCTGGCGGCGCTCCACGCCGGCGAGCAGGAGCAGGCCGGCGATAACTTCGACCGAGTCCGCGGCGAGGCGCTCCGGCGGCAACTGGCGAGCGGTATGGGCGAAAGCTCCTACGGCGGCGCCGTGATGGGCGGGATCGATGCCGGCGAAGCGGCCTATAACTCGAATTTCAATCACATGATCGGGCAGGAAGCGGCGGGGAAAGCGGACGCGGCGCGCTCCCTACTCCTCTCGCTGATTACGGGCGGCAACAGCTACAACGATTCGATCATGCGCGACCGGTTGCAGCTCGAGCTTACTCGGATGCAGCAACCGAGTTGGATGGATACCTTCGCGCAGGCGGCGGGTGCCGGGGCGAGCATCTACAAAACGGCTTCGGGGTTTTAATCTATGGCCAGAGGAAACGGGTTAGCGAGTCTCGTCGGGCTCCTCGTCGGCGGCGCGTTCGGGGCCAAAGGCGTAGGGGCTTCCCGGCGCGAGCGCGCCGCGCAGCGGCAGGAGCGGACCGATCAGCGGACGCAGGACAACGCGCGCGCCGATCAGGAACTCCTCATGCGGCAACGCGCGCAGCAGGCGGACGCGGCGCGTGCGATCGGCTCAACCCTGGCTCCCGAGGGGCAGAAGCAGGCCGCGGCGCTGGCCGCGCGCGTCCTCACTGGCGACGCGACGCTCGGCGGCGAGTCCCTGCCGGCGGTCCCGAAACCTGGGGGCGATGGGGTCGGACCGTGGCGTCCGGAGCAGGTCGGCGCCGGCGCGCTCGCGCAGGGGGAAACGCAGGCGGATTATGCGAAGCGCATGGCCGTCGAAAATCTCTTGCGGACTGAACGGGTCGGACGGGTCGGCGAGATCGCGAAAACCAACCCGAAAGCGTACGCGCAGCCGGGGCGCTCTTACGAGGCGGATCTCCAGGCGGCAGCAAACGGTGGCGAGGTCTCCGTCCTGGGCGCTGGCGCGGATCTGGGGCCGTCTGTGACCGATCTAGTGCAGCAGCATGCCGTTGAGCTGGAGAAGCTCCGGCAGGCGGCGCTGGAGATGCGCGAGGCGCGGAAGCGGGAAGCGGCGCAGCGGATCGCCGACTCGCGGTTAGAAATGGCGAAGTACAAGAGCTTTGCCGACTACATCGGGAAGGCGCGGCGCGACTTTTCGGACATGGGCGGCACTGCGGAAGGGATGGAAGATTTCGAGCGGAAGCAAACGGCGCTCTGGCAATCCCTCATGGGCGGCGGCGAGGGGTCCGCAGCGGGCGGCGCGGCGGCTCCCGTCGAGATCCCCACTCCCCTACCCCGCGAGGTCGTCCCGCCGGCGGGCGCCGCGGCTCCCCTACCCGCGGAAGGGCTCCCCGCGGCGGCGCCGGTGGGCGAGGATCAGGACTTCAGCTATCCGGCGCTCGTGGCCGGCTCCCTGGCGAAGTCGCGGGTGCCCGCGGTCGCTCCCCCACTCCGCCGGCCGGCGCCGCCGACCATGCGCTCGGGGGCGCTCACCGCGGCGGAATCTCCGGAAGTCACGGCGATGAAGGCGCGCGAGGCGGAGCAAGCCGGCGCTCCCCCTCCGGCGAGCCCTTACACGGCGATGTTCCCCAACGGTCTAGCTACCGCGCAAAAACTTGCACAGGGCGAGCGGAAGCTCGGACAGGGAGATAGGCGGCTCGGGCAGGGCGACCGGAAGCTCGATCAGGGGGATCAAAAGCTAGCGCAGGAGTTAGCAATTGAGAACCGGCGCCTGGATCTCACCGCGCGGGACGTCAAGACGCGGGAAAAGAACGTCGCGAACCTGATTGTGACCCGCACCGCGCAGGTAGCGAACGCGGCGCGCCGGCTGGAGACGCAGGGCTCGGGCGGGAAGGACAGTAAACAAACCGGGCTCGTGGTGGGTCAGCTCCGGCGCGGCGCCGACAATGCCCGAAAGAACTTCAAGGACGCGCTCCTCGGGGCCACCAAAGACGAGGATACCGGGCACCTGTGGAACGGCTTTAACCCGCGCGTGGAGTCCACTTGGCCGAAGGATCCGAAGCTCCGTGCGGAAGCCGCGCGGATCTCGCAGCTCGCGGAGGCGGCGGACGCGGCGGAAACGCGGCTAGACGACGGGGTTAATTACCTGACCGGTGGGCAGTATGGTAAGGTGAAAAAGGAAAGCTCGCCGAACGGGACAGCAACCGGGGCGAAGAGGCTAGAGATCAACGAGGGGACGATCAAAGGACAGTTCTCCTTCCAGTCCCGGGACTCGCTCCGAAACGCGTTCAAAAAGGCCGGCTACACCGCGACCGAGGCGGAAGCGAAGGCCGATAAGTATTGGAAACAGGCTAAATGAGCGACGAGCAAACATTTGCGGCATTGATCGCGCAGGCGGAAGGCAAGCAACCGCGCAGTTCACCGGGCGCCGGCGGAGAAATCCCCGGCGCTTCGCCTGTTTCCCCGTCCGCGGCTCCCGAGCCGGCGGGTGGTGATGAAAGCGCCTTCGCGCATGCGATCGCTGCCGCCGAGGGGCGGAAGGCGCCGGCCGCAGCGGTACCGGCCACCGCTCCCGCTCCCCTACCCGCGCGCCTGGACGCGCTCGCGCAGCTCCATGGCTTGAAAAAGACGAGCGGGAAGCGAGATCCGGCGCGGAACGCGCGGGCCGGCGGCGCCAAGGGCTCGCTGCATCTGGCGGACGGGGTCCAGAACGGCGCCTTTGATTACGCCGGCGATCCGAAAGCCATGCGCGCGTTTGCGGAGCAGGCTAAAAACGAGCTCGGGAATGATCTGTACGAACTCTACTATGACGGTTACGGCCGTTACAAGCGGGGGAAGGCGCTCCCGACTGGTAAGGATCACCATGACCATGTGCATGTCTCCTGGCGCGCGGACCGGAAGCCGGCGACGGAAGCGGCCGAGTCAGGGCAAACCTACGGGCCACCGGTAGCGACGCGCACCGTAAAGGAGATCGAGCGGCAGGAAACCCTCATTGCGGAGCTGGAGCGTAAGAGCAAGATCGCCCATGACCGGATCAGCGCGCTCATGACGGGCCCGCAGGCGCGCCGGCCGGACGATCCGGCGATCCAGGCGGAACTCGCCAAGATCCGCGGCACCGATGCGGACCTGAAGCGCAACGGCGGGAAGCCGCTCGCGAACACCTATAACGCGCGGGTCCTGGCGGCGCGGGCGCGCCTGGAAGAACTCCAGAAGGTGCAGGGCGTGGCGCCGCTGCCCGAGGCGGCGCGCAAGGTGCGGGTCGTACGCGATCCGCTGACCGGGATCGAGTTACCGTTTCCGGACTCCCCGCAGGCGCGCCAAATCGAGGGCGTGGCGAACTTCCTCGATTGGGTGGGGCAGAATCCGGTCGTCCAGGCAGTGACGAGGCCGCTCAAGAACGCGCAGGAGCTCGTCGAGCAGGTGACGCCGGACGGGCACAAGATCCGCGGGATCCGCGAACAGCAGGAGAAAGCGCGGGCGAACGCGCCGCGCGTCTCCGAGCTGCCGGGGGAAGACGCGATCTCACAGGGCGCGCGGAATCTGGCGCAAACGTTCAACCCGTTCGGGCAGGCCGGCCGGGAATTGGATCTCCGGACCGCGCGCGCCGCACAAAGTCGCGTGGAGTCGGCGGCGCGGGCGCTCCCGGTCCCGGGGACCGAGGAATACCGGAAGCATGCCGGCGACGTGAAGGCCGCGGCAACGTTCCTGGACCGCTTCCTGCCGATTGGCGGCAACCGCCCGAGTAAGGGCGGCGTGTTCGATCCGTTCAATGTGGGCGCCGCGAACTCTTACCGGGCCGAAAAGGTGCGGGAGATCATCCGGTCCGCACCGTACCAGAAGGCGTACAGCGCGCTCTCCCCTGCCCAAAAGCGGTACGCGGACGCCATGGCGCTGGTGAAGCTGGTACAGGACGGGGAGAGTGCGGATCCGACCGGGCTCGCGGAGTTGGCGGGTACCGTGGCCGACTTCGGGCTGTTCCGCGCGCTCCGGCCGCTGGCGGCGCAGGGCGGCGCGGCGACGACCGGACTCGCCCAAGGCGCCTTCGGGGCGGAAGCCGCGGCGCAGGCTATGCAAACCGGCGTGGTCGGCTCACTCCAGCGCGGCGGCGCGCGGCAGTGGGTGAAGGACAGTTTGATCCGCGGGCTGGCGGAAGTCGGCTCCGAGGCCACCTTTACCGCGGGGTTTGAGTCCGCTTCCCGCGCGGCGCAGGGTAAGCCGGGGGAAATGGCGCAGGGCGGCTTACAGGGGCTCCAGTCCGGCGCCGCGGGTGCGCTCTCCGCGGCGCTCTTCCCCAAGCTGGCGGGCTCCGGACCGGTGCGGCGTTATCTCCAGGGGATCCCGGGCGGCGCGCTCGAGGAAGGGATCCAGGAAGTCACGCAATCCCTACTCGAAGGCGAGCGGGACCCGAAGAAGCTGCAAGGGGTCTTCCTGGGCGCCGCGGCGTTCGGCGGGCTGTTCAGCGCCGGCGCCGGCGCCATGGCGGTGGCTCCGGAGTTACGGTCCGACCGGGCGGCGGCGCGCGTGGTGGCGTCCGAAGTGGCGAAGAAAGCGCTAGAGCTCCAGCAGGTAGAGGACGACGCCGGCAAGCTCCAGGCGCTCGACGGCGCCGCGGATCCCGATCAAGCGTACGACGAGCTCACGCGGCGCCTGGGACCGAAGCGGATCGAAGCGGCGCAGGAGTGGCTCGTCGACCGCGATCTAGAAGCACAGGCGGCGGCGCAAGCGGAAGCCGGCGCCCAAGTTTCCCCGCCGGAAGTTGGACAGGGTCCGGCGCCGGTCCCCCACCCTAGCGCGTCCCCTACTGCGGACCCGCTCGCGGCTCCCCTGGCTCCGGCGGGCGCGGCTCCCGGCGGCGAAACCGTGCTCGGTGGACGCCGGCAGGCGGACGCGGCGATGCTGGATCCCGTCCAGGCGGCGCCGGAGAGTGCAGGTTCCGCGGTGGAAACTGCGACTCCGGAACTCTCCCCTACCCCGGGCGGCGCGCAGCATGAACATGATTTCAGCGGTGCGTTTTCCGGTATGGATCTGACGGGGAAGTATGCGGAAGATGCCTTTGCGCGCTTGAGTAGCGGGAAGGCCATGCTTTTCAGCGAGCGGCCCGGGTCCCTCGAGGCGAAGATTCAGGACGCGTGGGAGTTGGGGCAGATTGCCGATCCGGCGGATATCGCGCTCATCTCGCTCGATCACTTCAACGCGCAGGCGGCGGGCCAGGAACAGGTTAGTGTAGGTTCCGCGGCCGAAACTTCGACTCCGGCCGGTCCGCAATTCAAGCGCTCTAGCGGGGTCAACGTGGCGCCGGACGCGAAGGGCGGCTTCAAGCTGGGCGACGGCTCGAAACTCACGTTCGCGGAGGCGTCCGATCTGGCGGAGCTACTGGACGGCTCGGACGCGGACGCGGGCGGCGAGGTGATCGAAGCGCTGGGTATCGACCGCTACATGGCGGCGCTGGATACCCTGGAGAAAGTCCAGGGGCTCGACGCGCTCGACGAGTTCCGGCAGGTGTTCCGGCAATACGGCGGCGAGCAGGAAGCGGCGCAGAATGCCGAACTGGAAGCGGAAGCGCGTCGCTCCATGCAGGAGACCGGGACCGATGGACGCGGGCTCATTGAGCGCGCGTATGGCTCGGGCGGCGACAAGTACGGAAACACGGTAGTACCGGAAAGTTATACAGAGCAGGACCTAGAGCTCATTTACGAGGCGCTCCAAACGTCCGGCCGGGAGAATACCCGCGGCGGAAAGATGAAGCGCTATCAAACGAGCGCCGGGACGGTGGATCTCGAGTCCCTGGTGAAGAATCTCCGGATGATCCCCGCGGACGCGTACGCCGAGAAACAGCGCGCGACGAAGAAAGCACAGGCGGCGGCAAAATCCGCGCAGGTAGTGAAAGAGGGGGCCGCGGCGCCCGAGCAGGCTAGTGTAACTTCTCCGGCGGAAACTTCGACACCGGCGCCGGTGAAGCCCGCGCGCGGGCATGCAGTGTCCGTGCAGGTGGACGGGGAAACCCGGATCGTGGAGCTGGACGCGGAGACGCGCGCCAAGTGGGACGCGGAAGCCGAGCGGCACCGGGTAGCGATCGAGTCCATCAAAGGCGGCGCTTCCGTGGGGAAGGCGGAGCGCTTGCGGAAAGAGGGCTTCGTCCACGCCGAGAATAAACGCAAACTCACCGGGCAGTTCACCGCGGCGGAGACGCGCGCGCAGGCGAAGGCCGATAAGACGATCGGACCGGGGAAGGCCGTCCTGGTCAAAGTGGGCGGGAAAGCGCGCGAGGGGCGCGTCACGGCCGCGGTATTCGGGAAAGTGACCGTCCAGCTCAACGAGGGCGGCAAGGTGACGGTGCCGCGGGCGCAGGTGATCCTCGATCGTGAGCCGGCGACGGTGCGGGCCGCGGCGCAGGGCGGGAAGCAGGGCGAGGCGGCGCCGGTGCGGCGGGTGCGGACGATCCAGTCCGCCGGCGACGTGGAGCGGGCGGCGCTCGAGCACGGTTTCGATAAGGAACAGGCGAAAGCCGCCGGCGTCTACTTCGACCGCATGGCGCGCGGCTGGGCGAAGAGCTACGGCCGGAAGCGAGAGGAGTTCTTCCGCGAGCATGTGGCGGGAATCGAGATCCAGGCGAACCGCGAGCGGGTCGGGGTAAGCGGCGACTATACCGCGCGGACCGCACAGGGGGCGATCGACTTCACCGCGGACGGGCGGGCGCTCATCCAGCTTTTCGATAACGCCAACGCTTCGACGCTCATTCACGAGGGCGCGCATTTAATGCGGCGGATCCTTTCCGGGGCGGATCAAGCGATCCTGGCGGAGTGGGCGGGCGTGGAGGGGGACAACTGGACGACGGAAGCCGAGGAGAAGGTCGCGCGCGGGCTGGAGCGGGTGATTCGGGACGGTGACTTTGCGGGTATGGCCGGCGGGGTCCGCAAGGTGTTTGAGCGGCTCCGGGATTGGTTCCTCGATCTGTATCAGGCTGTCGAAGGTTCTTCGCTAGACTTGGACGTTTCTCCCGAGGTGCGGGAAGTATTTGCGCGGGCGCTGGATCTCCGCGCGGGGAAGGCGGCGGGGGCGCCAGTGCGGACCGAAGCGCGCGCCGCGCAGGCGCCGCGGACCGTCGAGCCGAAAGCGGCGCCGAAGTTGGACCGTGCAAAGTTAGACTCGCAGCTCGCGAAGGAAGAGGCGGAGCTCGCGGCGCTCCTGGGCGATAACCCGCTCTTTCAGTCCGCAGAGGCGCCGGTCACGGTCAACGGGAAGGCGTATTACCGGCTGGATTACGCGCGCGCCGGCGACGCGCAGAACCCGTATGTGGTGCTGGGGGAGACCGAGCAGGGGAAAGTCGAGATCCTGAGTCGGCACGCGGACCGGGCGGCGGCTAAAGCCGGCCTGGAGCGGCTGGTTGGGGGCGAGGGCAAGCCGCTCTTCCAAGAGAGCGAGCCGGAAACCGGCAAGCCGTTTGCCTTCGAGTACCTGCGAAACCCGGCGCTGGGCGGGCCAAGTACAGGTTTCGGGCAGGAACTTGAGCCGAAGGGTCGCTATCTGACCGAGAAAACCGCGGGGTCGCGCGTGCCGGAAGGCTGGGAAACCGGGCGCGTGGAATTCCGCAACCCGCTAGTAGTGGCCGCGGACGGCTGGAAGGCAGCGCTCTCACAACAGTTCGGCGGCAAGACGGGCGATGCGCTCTCGCGTGCGGTCCTGGCCGCGGGGTATGACGGGATTGTCACGCAGGATAAGCACGGCACCGGCGAGATCGTGGATCTCACGCGCTACCGGAAGGCGCCGCTCAAGCAGGAAGCGGAAGAAGAGACGCCGGCGGGCCCGGTCTATTACTCGCAGGCGCGCCGCGTCATTGAGTCCAAGTTTCCGGCGAAAGGCTCAACCGAGCAGCTCCGCGGCATCCTGTCGGGGGGTGCGGTCAAGAGTGACGAACTGAAGTGGTCCGGCCTGGACGAATTCCTCGCGGAGAAGAGCCTCTCGCCGGTGGAGATGGAGCGCTATCAAGCCTCTCTGCAAGTCGAGCGCGAATTCCGCGCGGAAGGCGAGCCGGTGCCGAACGTTGTTCGGAAGGAGATCGAGGCGTTCAAAGCGCGCATGACTTTCACGCGGGCCGAGGTCCTGGCGCATCTGGACGCTAACGAGGTGCGCGTCGAAGAGGTGGTGTACAGCGAGGCCGGCGAGAAGCGCGCCGAGCAGGTTTCGGAGCTACAGGACGAGATCAATCGTTTTGGGCTAGTGGATCTCGCATGGCAGGCGGATATGTCGCAGCTCGAGGCAGCGAATCTGCCTAACCGTCTGCGCGAGGGGCGGGTGCGGATCGAGGATCTCCCGGAAGACGTCCAGGGGCCGGCGCAGGAGTGGCTAGAGCTCAATCGCGAGCTAGAAGCGCTCCAGGCGCAGAAGGCGGAAGGGGCGCCGCGGTATTCATCCATGACGCTTCCCGGCGGGAAGGGATACCGTGAACTCCTGCTGACGCTGCCGGAGAGTGAATCGCCGGAAGTACGGGCCCAAAGGGCGAAGGCGCAGGAGTTGCAGGCGCGCGCGGTGGCGGATCCGAGCGTCCGCGCAGAGCGCGACGCGGCGGAAGCAGAACTAGCGCGCCTGTGGTCTGACAGCAGGGCGCCGCGGTTCCATACGTCGCACTGGAACGGGGAGAAAAACGTTCTCGCCCATGTCCGCTTCGATGAGCGCGAGACGCCGGACGGGGCGAAGGTGCTCTTCCTGGCCGAGCTGCAAAGCGACTGGCACCAAGCCGGCCGGAAGCAGGGCTATCGCGAGGAGAAGCTGCCCGAAGGGTGGTCGATTCGTCCAGTGAACGACGGGGACCGGTTCGCTCTACGGCAAGACGGGCTGAATCATGGCACCTTCGCGACCGAGGCGGACGCAACGGCTTACGCGCTTCGTATGGTGAACGACGAAAAGGTCGCGCCGGCGCCGCTCGCGAAGACGTGGCATGAGACGGTATTCCGGCGCATGGCCCGCTGGGGGGCCGAGAACGGCTTCGCGCGGCTCACATGGCCGGCGACGGCGGAACAGGTGGCCGAGGTCGAGCATTGGGGCGGGAGTTTCCGGACGGAAGAGAAGGACGGCGAGCCTTCCTATTTCGTCGGGGTGCAGAACGTTACCGCGATCGTGAACCGTTACCTCGTGGATCTCCCGCGATATGCGAGCAAGTGGGGGAAGAAGTTCGGGGCGCAGGTCACGAAGGGCGCCGTGAACGTCGAGGGTAAGGCGGAAGCGGTCTACCGCGGCCCGGAGTGGACCCAGAAGGATCTCGCGGCGCTCATCTCGAGTCAGGAGCTCACGGCGGTCTGGACGCAGCAGGCGCGGGACGTACTCGGGGGGATGATCCAGGGGCAAACCTTCCAAGCGGCCATGGAAGAGCACGCCTCTCCAGGGCTCGCGGTGCGCTTTGGTGGATCGATTGGGCTCCGGACGCCGACCGATTCCGCAGAGGTTCACTCCCTGGAGATCACGCCGGCGATGCGGCGGACCGCGCTAGAAGGCATCCCGCTTTTTCAGGAGCAGGAGCAGGCGGCACTTGCGGACCTGAATCCGGGGGATACGAACTCGCCGGAATTCAAGCGGTGGTTCGGGAAGTCGAAAGTGGTCGACGCCGAGGGCGCGCCGCTCGTCGTCTACAAAGGCATGTGGCCTTACGACTGGACGAAGGAAGAGGGCAACGATCTCGGGCCCGAAGTGGATCGTATCCAGCGCACAACGGAATTCCCGGCTTTCCATCATGGCGAGCCTGGGATCCGAATCGCAGGCTTCTTTGGCGATCAGTCCACAGCGAACCATTTCGCGCGGAACGGATCGGTATATCCGGTCTATCTTTCGCTCCAAAACCCTTACATCGTGGACGCCAAGGGGAAGCCGGCGGGGGTGGTCCAGTTCGGAGCTACTGGTGCCCCGTTCCGCGAAGCTGTGCGGTCCGGCAAGTATGACGGGGTGATTATCCGCAACACGGCGGACGAAGGAACGATCTACGTTGCTCTACAGCCGGAGCAGATCAAGAGCGTTAACAACCGCGGGACGTGGGACCCGGAAGACGCACGGATCCTCTTCCAAGAGGCGAAACTCCCCGAAGCGGTGGCGGAGAAGCTGGCACGGATCGGCGCTATTCGGTACGCGCGGGGGACGCAGGACTTCGACGCCTGGACGGAAGAGCTGGCGGGCGTGGCCGGCGAGGGCTTCCGGAAGCATGCCGCGGCGATCTGGCCCATGGCGCAGGAGATCTACCGCCAGGAGCTCCAGGCGGAGACCGAGGCGGCGAATAAAGCGGTTGAGCCGAAGTACATCGGCTCGCTCAACGAGGTAAAGCTCCGGCAATCCGGCGTCGAGGAAGAGATTATCGAGCTCATCCGGGACGATTACGAGCAAAACCGGGGGATTTACGACGCGCACCGGCGGACCGGCGCGAGCTGGGCGGACGCGGACGCAGGGAAGGCCGCGGCCGTAAAGCAGCTCATTAAGGAAGGGGTGCTCGGCGCTGAACAGCGACCGGGGCGGGCGTACAACGACGTAGAGCTTAACGCGCTGGCTTCCATGCACGTCCGACTCAGCGACGAAGTCTACCGCGCTAAAGAGGCGTACAGCGCCGAGGATACCACCGCCAACCGGGCGCTCCTGCTGGAAGCCGAAACCCGCTTCCAGGCGATCTCCCTGGCGCTCCAGGGGGCGAGCGCGGAAGCCGGCCGCGCGCTCAATATTCATCGGAAGTTGAAGCAGGCGCTTGCGGACCATATCCCCATGCGGCTGGTGGAACGGGCGCTTTCCGTGGAGAAGACGCCGGCGCGCGAAAAGACGGCGAAGAGTCCGCAGGGCAGGCCGGCGAAGCTGGCGGACAAAGACTTCGGCGCCGAAAACCGGCTCGTGACGGCGACGGAGACACGGAGTAAGCTCCGGTTCTTAAAGGACGCGCTGAAGAGTCGGCCGCTGTTCCAGGATCCCGCGGACGCGCCGGCGGACGAAGCTTCCCGGCAGCGGCCGGAAGGCTCACCGGTGCCGCCGGAACTGTGGGACGATCTCGTTGTCGCAGGGCTGGGTCTCCGCGAGGGCGGGTACCGGCGGAAGGACGGCTGGAAGCGCATCATGCGCTCCGAGCTGGGCGAGCTCTCGGATCAGGCGCTCGATGAGATCTGGACGGCAACGAAGGGCGAAGCCAAAAAGCGCGCGGTGAAGCAGCTCACGCAAAAGGACCTCGCGACGAAGAAGCTAAAGCAGCAGCTCGAGCGCGCCGGACTCAGCGAGGACGAGATCAAGGCACTGGTGGAAGACTTCGACGCCAACGTCCCCGAGAATGATCCGGTGGCGATGATCGAGTATCTCCGGAAGCGCGGGAAAATGACCGCGGGCGCGATGCTCAATTCCTACTGGAAAGCGAACGTCCTCTCGG